GCGTCGCGTGTACCTGTTCCACTCGGAAGATTGGTCATGGCCGTTGTGGGTATGGGACGATCCCCTTGGAACGAGTAGGTTTTTTCCGTATTTCATTATCGGTTTCATAATGAGTACGGGAGGAACCGTCAGTGCTGGCGAGAGCGCATACTACCTCGACCAACAGGACGAGATTAACGACATCAATCGGCAGATGGCACGCATTCGTCGAAGCGTATTCGATAATTTCTACTACAATTCCGACGTCATTACGCCGGATGACGCCGAAGCGTTTGTTAAAAGTCTACGTGGTGAGACGCAAGGGGCGAAGAAGCTTCTGGGTATTAAGGCCGGTGAGAACGGTAAGATACAAGATTGTATTCAGGCATTCGCACCGCCATCACTTCAGTTTGAACAGCTATTTAATAAACCGGCAATTCTCGAATCGATCAATCGGATCACGAATACAAGCGACGCTCTACGCGGGGTACAATTCAAGACTAACACTAACGTCGCGAGTGTTCAATCGTATCAGGAGTCCATGAGACTTAGTGTTGGTGCGAAGGTTGATGTGATCGAAGATACGGTTGCGGATATTGCGTTGTCGCTGGCTGAGTTGTGTGTGCAGAACTACGATCAGGAAGACGTTGCCAGTCTTGTTGGCGATGCAATGGCGGCTGCGTGGGAACAGATGGATGTCAAAACGTTCACCCAGAAGATCAGTGTGGAGATTGTTGCAGGTTCGATGGAAAAACCAAATTCCGTATTTAAGAAGAAGGAGGCAATTGAGGTTGCTCAAGCAGTTGGACAATTTGCGCGTGCGGCGCCTGGATCGGTGACTAAGATTATGCTTGGCGCATTACAACAGGCATTTACTGAGTTGACGATTAAGCCTGAAGACTGGTCAATGATCGATCAGGAAATCTCGGCGTCGATGCAAAAGGGCGTATCGACTCCGGGAGCGGCACCTGGAGGCGGTGCTCAGCCTGGAAGACCTGCGGGTGTTGGAGCCGATCCACAACAATTGATGGAGCGTGCGAGACAACTGCCGCCGGAGGATAAGGAACAAATACAACAAATGAGCCAATCCGGTGCCGACGGACCAACGATACTGAAATTCATCCAAAGTCGTACGGGTGCCGGATGATTAAATATGGGCGGTTAACTGCTTTGTATCCTATGGGTAAGGATAGCAGTAGGAATGTGATCTGGGCGTTTCTGTGTGAGTGTGGAGGTACTAAGATAGCCAGAATGGCACATGTTAGATCGGGTAATACGGTTAGTTGTGGCTGTTATCGCATCGATCATGGACACTGTGCAAACGGTAAGGTGTCAAAAACATATAGAGCCTGGATGGATATGAAAAGTCGGTGCTTGAATCCTAATGCCACAGGCTATGACGATTACGGCGGTCGAGGCATCAAGATATGCGGAGAGTGGGTAAATAGCTTCGAGCGATTTCTTGAAGATATGGGAGAAGCTCCGATTGGCATGATGCTCGAAAGGATAGACAATAACGGGAACTATGAACTGAGGAATTGTAAATGGGTCACAAGGTTAGAGCAGAATCGCAACCGACGACCCTTTAAACGCACAGGAGCAGGGTAAATGGCTGAAAAGAACCTGTCGAACACGGCAGCGGAAGATACCGTATTCGAAAACCTCGGACTCACTCGGGCAGACCTTGGTATTGAGGACCAAGGAAGTGGGAATGAAGACCTCGATCAGGGCAGTGGAAATGAAGACCTTGATCAAGGTTCAGGACAAGAGGATTTTCAATTCGGTGACATCGAGGATCAGCAACAGCAACGACAGCCAACGCGGGACCAGCAATCTCGTGTGAGTCACACAGACTCTCGACTGCCACAAGGTGCCGAAGTCAAGGCGGATGCGAAGGGGAACCTTGTCAATGCTCAGGGCCAGATTGTGGCTCGGGCTGGTAAAGAAGCTCGTTTGTATCAAGACCTACACAAGACGCGACAACAAGTTCAGGGTTTCGAGCGGCGTATTAATGATGCTGAGGGTCGCGTTCGTAAGGCTGTAGAAATTGGTCGTGGGCTGCATGAAAGGTTGACGACGTTGCAGGCCCAGGCTGATTCCGTAAAACAGTTTGGGCTGGATCAGGGTGAGCATTTGACCGCCTTGCGTCTGTTCAAAGAGCTTCGAGACAACCCACAAGCAGCCATAAAAAATATCTTGACAAGAGCCGCAACAAATGGTATAAATGTAGCTGAGCTAGGTTTGACTCCAGGCGGAATCGATTCCAAGTCACTGATCGATGTCATCCGTCAAGAGTTAGGTTCAGCGATGAACCCCCTCCGAGAATCCACGGAGGCGGCGAGGAAGGCCAAGGAAGCCGCGGACAGACAAGAAGCACGTACCCGCGAAGTCCAAGGTGAAGTAGCTAACTTCTTCGACTCGAACCCGGACGCTCGCCAATACCTTCCGGTGTTTACACAGACGATCCAGAAATTCCCAGGGATGACCCTTGGGGAAGTCTGGGCACGTATTCAGTTACAACTAGCGACGAACCCCCGACAGGGGCGTACGAACTCGCAGAGGCCCAACGGCCGACCGCGAAGTCTCCCAAATGGCCGTGGCGCACCGATGAATGGTGGCGACGGCGACATTGCACCAGTAACGGAATCCTACGACGCAATTATCCAGAAGGCTATGCGCGAAGCTGGGATGACGAACTAGTGTGATTCACACAACTCTAATGGAGACTTGGCACCATGCCAGCCCTTGACACCGTGATCAATGCAATGCTGACGCGGAGTCGTGCGAAGCTTATCATGGCCTCGGCGATTTCCGGTACTGTCAGCGCCTACCTACATGCTAAGAAGCGTGTAGTTGTGGAAGACGGCGGACCCCAGATCAGCAATCCGTTGATTGTCGGTCTGAACCCGAACGTCACGTCGATGCAGTACTATGATCAAGTTCCTGTCAACCAGACCAACGAGTTCACGACGGTTAACTATACCATGAGTCGCGTCGTGGGATCGCTGATCATTTCGGATCAGGAAGAAGATGAAAACCAAGGTCGAGCTGTCATCTTTAAGATTCTCAAAGGCAAGATCATGGCGCTCGACGAATCTATCTCACGTCAGTTCGCCACTTACCACACTAGCATTGGAACTGGAACTGATCCGAATGGCCTTGGGAATCTCGTCCCAGCCGATCCCACCACAGGGTCAGTCGGTGGTATCAGTCTTGCGACCGAATCGCAATGGCGAACGTCAAGTTACAACTTCGCCGGAACCCTCACGCCAGAGAATATCGAAGAGGCTTTTGACGACATCATTGAACTAGACCTGAACCGTTCGAGTGATGGTCAGGCGTCGCCGAAACCTACGGTCATCTTCGCAGGCCGCAATATCTATCGTATGCACAAGGCTGCGGCACGCGATAAGACCGTGATTCAGCTTGGCGAAACCGGTACCGGTAAGAAGCTGATCAACCTTGGCATCACCGGCACGACACACAATGGCATCCCGCTGTTGTTCGACGAGAAGCTTCCGCCGAACGTCGCCTACTTCATCAATGAAGAGTATCTGACGCTGCACGTTCTTCGCGGTGTCAATATGAAGATCAAGCAACTGGTCGCGCCCTGGGATACGGACGCAGCCGGTCGTCGTGTCGTGTGGGAAGGTCAGCTTTGTAGCTGGCGCGGCTACAGGACACACGCTTACCTCACCAACTAACCTGTGTGACTCACACAGAGCAGGAGTTAACATGCTTGCAGTAGGAACACAGGGAGCACGGCTCGCCTACGTGGTGGTTGATCTCAATGAGACAATCGGCACTGTTCTGCGGCCTGTGACGACGTGGACCAAAAGCGGCGGGCTCAAAACTAAGATGATCGCAGAGCCTGCTGGCTATATGGTTTACTTCCCTCGTGGACACGTCGTGCGTCTCCGTAATAAGGAGGAGCTTCGCCACTATAAGGTCGACGGGCCTGCACCGATCATCAATCTGCAAGGGTTGAATGATCCGAACAGCCCCATCGGCCGTATGCTGTTGTCCCAAGACGATGCAGTTCGTCGTGGGGCAAAGGAGTGCATGGAAAAGCAGGTCATCAGGCTTGCGACGGCGAAGACTGGTCCAGTCCTCATGCCCGAGCAGCTTGAACAGACGGAAGTGGAGGCAGCCTAAATGTTGCAAGATCGTCAAGCCTTTGCAGTTGGCCTTAACATGTATGTGCCAGCAATGGCATATGGCTGTGGGGCCATTCATGGTGTGCCGTTTCGAGCGTATATCGGCATTCCCGCAGCGTCGGCCGCAGGGACGATTGCTACTCTGATCCCTGTGAACACTGCGAACGGAACGGTTGCGTATCTATCATCGCCTGTGCAAATCGATGCTAGGTACGGACGTGTGCTCTCCGTCACTCCGTCCGGTGTTCCTGGCACGAACAATGTGGTCGACATTCTGGGGTACGATTACCTCGGTCAGCCGGTCACGGAACGTATTACAGGTGCGGCAGCGGCGGCGACGTTGATTGCTGGCCTGAAAGCGTTCAAGTGGGTGCTCGGTACTCGAATCGTCACGACAGCTTCCAACGCCGTGACATGGAGTATCGGTGTTGGTAACGGGCTCGGTCTTCCGTGGAAGGGTAATATTATCACAGCGGCAGAGGGCACGACCATCATGAGTGCGGCGCAGATCACGACCAATACTACTGCGCCTGTGCTCACCGATCCGCAGACCGCTATCACAGGCGATCCTCGCGGTATCTACACGCCAACTTCAGCACCGAACGGTGTCCTCGCTTATCAGCTTGGCATCGCTGGTGATCCTTCTGTAAACGCAGCCGGCAACGGTGGCCTCGTCGGAATTAGACATTTCGGCGGTTAAGGCTGTGTGAGTTACACACCCGATCAAGTCGGGTGCAAGCGTACAACGGGAGCGGAGGAGGCAGTAGTGAGCGCGACCATACGAACCATCGTTGACGCCGCGCTCACTATTGTAGGTGAGGTCGCCGGTCCTGGCGACGTACTCGGTGGCCTCGGTGAGCCGGTCGACGGGGCGCAGGCCGGCGCGGCCGACGGTGATTCCGGCGCTGCCGGCCACGGCGATGCCGGCGATGCCGACGAGGA